CGTCCCGGCGAACCCGCATGGGCGGTGTGACGTACAGCCACGCTTCCCCGGCCGGGGCTGCCGCGCCCGGCGTCTGCGGCGCGGTGTACGGGCCGACGCTGGCCGCGTAGCCAGCACCGAGGACCACCCCGTTGCCGGCAAGCGTGGTCGGGCAGGTCTCGTCCGAGGCGAACGGCACGAGGTAGTTGGTGGACAGCAGCGAGGCCGCACCCACCGGCACGTGAAGCAGTCCGGTCCCGCCGAAGTTCCGGGCCAGCCAGTCTTCCAGCAGCCCGATGGCGCTGACGATGTGGACCGCGCCACCCGCCGGGGTCAGGTCGCTGCCCAGCGCCATCTTCGCCAGGCCGCGCTGCATGAAGAACGCTTCCAGCGTGAACTGCTCGCCCATGCGCAGCTGGTCCAGGGCGCGCGACTGTGCCTCGGGGAAGCTGACGCCGAAGGTGGAACACTCGACACCCGCGTACGCGGTGACCGGTTCGAACGAGCACGCCTCGGGGCGGTCGAACAGCTTCTCGGCCGGGTTGACCCACGGCACCAGGATGTTGTCCGGATCCGGGGCCGGGCAGTCCTGCCACGGGTTGGACTCAGCGCAGGACATGCTGATCATGTCCGTGCCGTTCAACTCGTGCATGTCCGTGGTGGTGACCACGTCCACGCAACCGCCCAGCAGACCGTTGGGCAGCGGATCGGACGTGATCGGCGGAACGAGTGCCCGCAATCCTGCACTGGGCATGGTGGCCCCTTCCTGGTTGGGTGGCGCTGCCAGTCTAGCGGTGCAAAGGGAACGGCCCCCGCCGTCAAGCGGGGGCCGTTCCGAGGCTGCTGACTGACCCTTACGGGACGACGGGGCAGAGTTCCACGGCGTTGCGGCGGCCGACCGAGCCGTCCGGGCAGACGTCCACGGTGACGAGACGCGCGAGGCCGAGACGGTCGATGAGCATGACCGCTTCCTCGCTGAAGATCTTCTCGTCGTTGGTGGCCACGGTCACCGAGTCGATGATGACGCCGAGGTTAACCTCGGGGCCACGACCCAGCTGGAAGTTGCCGGACGGGTAGATCATGAACTCGACCGCGTCCGGCCACGTGGTGGCCAGCGCGGTACCGCCGATGTCCGTGGGGACCGCAGGCGCGAGACCACGGGCCCACTGGACCTGGACGCCGAGCCGGGCGAACGCGGTGGTGAGCCGGGACACGTCAAGGTCTTCGAGCGCCACGCCTTCCTGCCGCGCCAGGTCGGACAGGAACAGGTTGCGGGTCCACCAGGGGAAGACCACTTCGAGCTGTGTCGAGTCGCAGAGGTTGTAGCGCTCGATCATGTCGGCGGCCTGAAGGGCGACCGCTTCGTACACCGCCGAGAATGCGGCGAAGGACGCCCGGACGGTAACCGCGCGCGTCGGGACAGCAGCGATGATCGCGGCACGGGCCGTGTCGTACGCCTCGGTCTTGATCCGGATCTCGTGCGCCACCATGGCGTTGCGCACGTACCAGTCGATCAGCTCGGGGAAGAACCGCTGCGTGAGGATGCCGGCCGAGAGGCAGACGCCCTGCGCCTGCGCGCGGACGTCGATGGGTGCCGGGCACGGGATCTCGAAACACGGCTTCGTGTTGCCCGCGATGTCGTCCTGTTCGGTGTGCACCCACGTGAGCGCCGCGACGTCCAGCGCGGGGGTGCGGAAGAACCGCAGCCCGCCCCGGTTGATCTGGACCTCGGGAAGGTCCCAGAGCATGTCCGGGCACGCGATGTCCGTGATGTCGTAGACGGTCTCGGACGGGGCACACCAGCCACCGGCCGCCACGAGGTCCCCGCCGTTCAGGCGCCGCTGGTCCGCCGCGTGCATGAGCGCGGTGGATCCCTCGGGGGCCGAGGACGAGTCCTTCACGATCAGCTCATCCGGGAACGGCAGCTTGTACGACGCCACCAGACCGGTACCACCACCGGCCGTCTTCAGCCCGGTCGCGCGCCGCATGACGCCGTCCGTGATGTCCGAGAGGTTGACCACCTCACCGGGGCGGAAGCCGGGGACGTCCACGGACGCCGTGATCTCGATACCGTCCGGGACCTCGGGGGCCAGGTAGCGCGCCATCCCGGTGCCGGTGCCGGACTGCTTCGCGCGGACAGCCGCCAGGTTCAGCGACGTGCGGCGGACACCGGACGCGGTGACGACCTCGGTCGGTTCGATCACCTCGGGCGCGGCCGGCGCAGCCTCGGTCTCGGCAGCAGCTGCCACGTCCTCGGTGGCGGCCGGGTCACCCTCACCGGAAGCGGACACGTCCTCGGTGGCTTCGTCGCCGAACACGTCGGCGGTCAGAGCGTCGATCTCGGCAGCGGCGGCCTCGGCCGCAGCGGTGCGTGCCGCGCGCTCGTCCTTCAGCGTCTGGATGGACGCCTTCAGGGTGCGAAGGTTCGGCAGCGTCTGCGGGGTCACCACGGTTGTCTTCGAGACGGTCTGGAAGGACCGGACCGCTGCGGCCAGGTTACTGTCCAGGTCTTCGTCCGTCAGCGCGGTGACGTCCACCGGAAGTTCGTACATGTCAGCCATCGTGGCAGTCTCTTTCTCAAGTGAAAGGGACCCGGCCTAACGCCAGCAGCTATCGCACATGATAGCCGCTGGCGTGGACAGGTCCGGGCAGGTTGCTTAGACGCTCTGGCCGGGGGACAGGATGGTGGCCGAGGCGAAGCGCGCGGCCACGGTGTCGGCCGCGTCCGAGTTGGTGGTTTCGTAGACCTGACGTCCGCTCACCATGACTCGATAGGTGCCGGACGGGGCGGGTGTGCCGGTGCCGGTGGCACGGGCGCGGTTCTTCGAACAGGCGCAGGCCATCGCGTCAGTTCCCTTCTGTTCCGGTGGTGTCAGGGCCCATCGTACGGGCTTCCGCCAGCAGTGCTTCCAGCTCTGCCGCTTCGTCCCGCTTGCGCGCTTCCGCCTTCTCGGTGGCGGCCACCAGGGCTTCGGCCAGCCGGTCATAGTCGATGGACGCAGCCAGGTCCGCCGTAACGTCCAGCAGCGGCAGTTCCTCGGCCGCCTGGCGGGCTGTCTCGGTCTGGATGACCGCTTCCACCTCGGCCATGGTGGCGGACGCCGTCAGCGCCATCTGGGACCGCTCGACGACTGCCGAGGCGAGCAGCGGGGACGAGTGGCCGGGCACCGGCACGGCGAGCACCGCGCGCAGCTGCCAGTTTCCCGAAGGGCCCTTGCGCATGTGGTAACTCGGCTGCGTGGCCATGAAGACCGCGCGGTCCCACTCGGACAGCCACGGGGCCGCTGCGCCGCTGAACCACATGCCGCGCTCGTTCATGCCCACGGTGACGATGCCCGCCACGGTGCGGGTGTCGTCGAACTGGCACGCGGACGTCTCGCACTCGGCGCCGTCCCGGTGGTGCCCCGCGTTCATGGTGAACGCCCCGGCCTTCACGGTGGACCCGTCGTTCAGGGTGAAGCGCTGGCGCAGGAAGTGCGTGGTGTCGATGCGACCAAGACCGTCGATCGTGATCTTCTTCGCGAAGCCCGCGTGAGCTTCGCCGGCCTGCGCCACCCAGCCGAAGATCCGGCCGTTCGAGTAGTTGACACCGGGGCCGCCGGGCGGCAGTTCGTCCACGGTCGGTTCGGCGAACCACTCGGCCGGGAAGGCAGGCGCTTCCTTCAGCGTCTCAAAGGCACTGGCGATCAGGTCATCCATGTTCTGGTCCTCGGTTTCCTCGGTGTCGGACGCCACCATCCGGTCGTCCCCGTCCGCCAACCGGTCATCGGTCATGACGTGGTCGGCCCGGACCGAAGTGGTCCGGTCGGTGTAGAGACCGCGCGCCAGCCGGACCACTTCGCCGCGCTGCGCCGCGCGGGCCAGGTGGCGGTGCACGGCGGTCAGCGGGACCTTCAGGAACTGCGCGACGCGTGCCGCACCAACAGGGGTGTTGCTGCGACGCACGTGGCGTAGCACGCGCTCGTAGTCGCTCGACTGGGACGCGGTCAGCGTCTCTTCCCCCACAGCCTCGGCCGAGGCGAACATCTCGGCGTCGTCCAGCACGATGCGCGCGTTGGCGTAGGCCGGAATGCTCACGAGCGTTGCACCACGGACGCGGCCACGCGTGATGCGGACCAGGTAGTCCCCGCTGCGCTGCTCGTCCACCACCACCCCGTCCGGTGCGTCCGGCTGTCCGGCCGCTGCGGTGAGCACCGAGGCCGGGACCTTCCCGTCCGCCGCAACGAGCATCGCAACGCGCTGCGACGCGATCACGGTGGACGTCCCGGACGCGGTCAGCGTCGGCTGAGTCTCGCCGTCCAGGGACCAGCCGCCATCCGGCAGCGGCATGACGGACGCCGTGATCAGCTTGGTGGTGAAGGCTTCGCCGCCCGTGGCGTCCACCATCTGAATGTCCACGTCGTCCAGGTCCACGCTGACGCCGAGCGGGGCACCCTGGGCAAGCAGCATCGCGGCTTCAGCCCCGGCCTGCTGTGTCAGGTACAGCACCCCTTCACCCGGGATCCGGTCGCCATCGCGGCCGATGGTGTGGATCGCGCCGGCCAGCTCTGCACCGTCGTGGCCGCCGCGCATCTCGTCCGCGTACTGAAGCGGCCACGGGCCCGGACCGTCCCAGAAGAGCGCACCGGGCGTGAACAGGCGGCCGTCCCCGGTCTGCTGGTTCTCGAAGGCCAGCGCGGTGTCACCGGGGGTGGACCAGGTGACCAGCGCGGGTGCTGAGTCCACAGCCAGTTCCGCCATCGGTTCATCCGCGAAGTCGTCCGGCACGTCGGACAGCGTCAGTGGAAAGTCGGTGTAGTCACAGCCGAAGGCCACCCGGATCCGGTCGAACGTGAGCGGCCCGGTGCCGTTGTCCAGTGCTGCCTGGTCGGCCGCGCCATACGTCGCGGTGACGTGCGGGGACCACGGGGTGTGGTTCATGGGCAGCTCGTACCCGAGGTCACCCACCTGGTAGCGGATCTCACCGTGGACGTCGGCCAGCCGAACCGTGTCGGCGTCCTGATCGTCCCCGATGTTCCACACCCATGCCGGCTCGGGCCCGCTGCTGTTCCAGCGGGCCACCCCGAAAGCACGTGCCTGTACCGGGGACAGCCAACCGGCCGCGCGGCCCACGGCGTTGATCAGGTTCACCCGCTGCCGGTCGGTCCAGTCCGCCGCGTCCCCGAGGTAGGCCAGCGTCACGTGCAGCTGGTCCACCGGCTCACCGCCTTCGATGGCCATCCGCTCGGCGTCCGCCACGCTCGGCATGAGCGCCACCATCGCACCCGTGTGCACGTCAGCGGCTGCTGACAGGTCGTCGTCCCGGTTCATGCTTGCGGTCCCTTCGATGGCAGGCGCGGCCGGTACAGCCGCACGCATGATGCAACGGCACTGTATCGTCAGGTCCGCCGGGGCGGCCGGGTCACCGGGGTACATCATCGGCGTACCGCCCACGTCAAACGGATCGTCCAGCAGCTGAAGCTGACCGTTCGCGTCACGGTGCGCCTGCCGCACCCTCTCGTCATTGCGCGTCAGCCACTGCTTCACCAGCGGCCGGTCCGGTCCGGTGAGCACCTGCGCGGCAGCCAGTGCACCGGCGTTCCACGCGCGGGTGGACTCGGTCTGCGCGATGCGCTCGGCGCGCACCGGCCCCAGCTGCGCCCCGGTGTCGTTGAACGCGGCGATCATCCGGGCCTTCAGCTCGGGCAGCGACTCACCCGCACCAACACCCTCGGCAAGCACCTGGATCGCGTCGGCGGCCAGGTGGTCCCCCACCGCGTCCACCAGCATCGTCGTGGCTTCCAGGTACGGTGCCAGCTGCCGGTCCAGTTCCTCGGGCGCGGGGACCGTCTCGTCCAGTTCCTCGGCGGCCACCGCTGCGGACCTGCCGGCCAGCGACCGCAGGCGGCGCATGAGCCCCGGTACCCGCTTCGTCCACATGTCTTTGATCCGGGACACGCTAAAGGCTGCTGCCACCAGTTCGGTTGACGCGGCCACCGCGTCAGCGAACTCGGACGCGGTCAGCGTCAGCGCCGCCTGGACGTCCTCACGAAAGCCTGCTTCCAGCTCTTCCAGCAGGGCTTCCAGCTGCTCGTCCGTCATACCGTCACCGCCGTACGGTCGGCCACCTTCAGCTGCGCCAGCAGCCGAGGCACGTTGTCGAAGTCGTGCGCGGCACCGGTCACCAGCAGCGCGCTGACGTACTCGTCCAGTGCTGCGGCCAGCGCCACCGGGTCCTGCCCGTACCGCGCCGCAATGTCCGGCACCCGGACCCATGCGTCTTCCAGCAGCCGGTGCGCCACGATGTTCTCGCGCGGCACCGGGTGGCGGGTGTGCACGGTGGCCGAGGCCAGCAGCTCACGCGCCGCTGTACGGGCCGGACGCGGCACGGCAGGTGTCAGCAGCAGCTTCCGGCCAGCCACGCCGAGCGCAGCCCACACGAGCCCGTCCACGGCTTCCGCAAGAGCGGCGCTGGTGTCCGCCGTGAAGCTGTCCAGCACCGCGTTGCCGGTCGGGTTCAGCAGGGACAGGCTGGTGGCCGTCTTCACGGCTGCCGCCAGTTCGACGTCCGACACGGACGACTCGGCAGGCGGCGCCTGGGTCTCGTTCACGGGCAGTGTCCCTTCCTCGGTGGCGGTGTTCTCGCGGCTGCGGCGCGGTGCGCCCACGGTCGGTGCGTCCTTCTCGGTGAAGCCCAGCTCACGGCGCGCGGCCTTGGCGCTGATCAGCCCTTCCCGGAACGCTTCCAGCGCGCTGGCGCTCTTGTTGCTGGACGACCGAAGGCCGGACGTGTCGTACCAGACCATCCATTCGTCGGCGTCGGGCACCTTGTCGAATTCCAGCAGGGGCTGAAGCCACTCGGTGGTGAGTGCCTGGCAGACCAGCGCCAGCTTCGGTTCCGCACCCATGCGCAGTGCCTCGGCGGTGAGGGCCCATGCGCCCCAGTGCGACGCGTCCCCGAGCCCCAGCAGCACTTCCGCCGGGACGTCCGCCCCGGTGGCGAAGCGGCGGATGGCTTCGTCCCGAAGCTGAATGGCCATCGCGTCGAACTCGGACGTGAACTGCAACCACTTCACGCCGCTGATCAGGTCGCCCGGAACCTCAATCACGATGGGCACCGTGGCCGCCGCTGACTCGGGTTCCCGGATCGCCGTGGAAGCCACTTCAATGAAGGTTTCCAGCAGGCTGTCTTCCGCTTTGTCCTGACCGGGCGTCGTGGGGAAGCGGGCCCCGGACGGCACGAGCAGCAGCCCGCGCCCGGTGATGCGCGACCGCGCGATGGCGGCCACCGCAGCGTTCAGCAGCCGCAGTTCTTCCAGGATGACCAGGGACCTGATCACGGG